GATTTATGCAACAAAGCCGTTTGCAACTATGGCATTTAGAGCTAGCAATAGGCAGGATCATCCGTACGCTCAAGCGACTACCTTCTTGATTTCCTGGATCTGGCCATTAAGCCTTCACTGCCTACTCTTTGCACTGCTGAGCAGTAAGTGAGTTGATAGAGCCTAGTCATTTGCTGGCGCTGGACTCCCAGGCGGGCGGCGTCAAAAGCGTGCGCTTGCCGCTGCCATCCATGCGCGACACCAGTCCCTCGGCCTGCATGCGCTCCAGCAAGGCGGCGGCCCGGTTGTAGCCAATCAACAGCTTGCGCTGCACATAGGAGATGCTTGGCTTCCGGTCCTTGCGCACCAGTTCAACGGCCTCGGCATAGAGCGGGTCCGGACCGTCGCCAGCAGCTTCGCAGTGCGGGGCGGGCGCGGTCCTGGCAGTGCTTGCTGGCAGAGTTTCCGCAGCAGGCGCGTTCTGAAGCGATGCGGGCAGGTCGCCCAGGCGGGTGCGGCCTTCGCCGCCCAGTGCTTCGATCAGATCCGGAATCAGGCGCGACAGCTCGCCGGTGGCAATGGCCACATCGGTGTCGAAGCCGCTGTCGTCCTTGCTGTTGCCGTCCATGACTGCATCCAGCAGCGCGATGTTCTTGATCTGCAGGCCTTCTGTCAGGACAAAGCTCACACGGTCGTCCCAGGTCATCGCCAGCTTGGTGGGCAGCTTGCCTTGCTCGATGTGCTTGCGGACCTCATCAATATCCAGCGGGTGGCGGGCGTAGCGCACGATGGCCTTGGACTCGTCGCATGCTTTCAGTTCTGTCTCGCGGTCAGCGCTGAAGCCGGCGGGCGGCTCCTGTGTCATCAGCCAATGCGCCATGGCGGCCTGCGGGCTGGTCTGGGTGTCCAGCAGGGCCAGGGCAAAGCCGGGCAGGCCTTCGACCAGCAGCGTTACCACCTCGTCGGCACGACCTTGCGCACTGGTATCGAGCACCAGCGTGCGCGCCTGGGGGTCAATCCAGACCCACATGCTGCCTTGCTTGGTGAAGGCCATGGGTAGCAGGTCCAGCTTGGCCTCGTCCTTGAGGTCGCGCTTTTCCTTCTTGCCGGGCTTGCGGCCTTCGGTCTTTTCGATGTGCTCGGCCTTCTCGTTGACCTTGCGATTGAGTACGCTGGCCGGCAGCACCTTGGCCTCGGTCATGAAGCGCATCACCCATTGGCCGGCCACGGATTCGACCAGCGGGCCATGAGCCTCGCCACGCGGCGGAACCCAGCCCACGGAACGCTCCTGTGTGGCGCCGCACTCCTCAAAGACTGTCTTTTGCAGGGCATCCTCCAGCGCCTGCAGATCGCCTTGCCAGCTCTTGGCAATGCGGTAAATGATCATGCTCTTGAACATCTGAACTCCAGAAATAGAAAAAGCCCGCTGATTGGCGGGCTCTGAAGTGGAGAGAGTGGAGGCCGTTAGTGGCCGCAAGGAAGTGGTTGACCTTGCTCTTCTTTGAAGTCTTCAGGAAGAGGCGCGCCGCAGCTTCCGCAGCGCTTGTCGGTGGTGGTATTTGTCATGCTGGTGATACTCATAAAAAAGCCCGCTCAATGGCGGGCAAAGGCAATTCTGTGGAGGCTCTCTAAATCTTGCTGCGGCCTCGGTAGTCGAGGTCGGTGGCGGAGTAGTTTTCTCGCTTGCGCCATTCCATTTGCACCGGGCCGGCATGTTCCGGAGGGTAGGTGATGCGCTCTTTTTCGCGACTGAGCTCCCATCGCTTGGCCTCCACGACATGGTGAACGGTTGATTTTTTAGTTTTGGTCATTGGTGAGGCTCTCTGTAAATATCCGAACGCTAGGCCCACAGTACATGGTTAATCCTTAGTGGTCTATCAATTTATTTTTTGAAGGCTTTGATGTGAGGGACGTCAGGCCGGGAGAGCGGAAGATTTCCAACCAAAGGTCTTTCGGTTCACCTATACTGGCCTCACTCGCTGTTAAGGCCGTTCGCCCCAACAGTGCCTGTCTGACACCAATGCCGCCCCTTGGCCGCAGGTAGCCGCTCTTCTAGCAAAGCACGCGGTGGTCACACCCCTCTAGGCGAACTTCCCAGATCCTGAACATCCTCGCGGATCTGCGTTGCCCCCTGCACTTAGCACGGGCCTTCCCTATCTCATTTGACGGTCTGCGCAATCGTGCGTGCGATCGTTCGCTTTCATGCTGCACAAAAATACTACAGAGCAGATTGGCCGCTACGTGGTCACACCTCTCACCCAGACTGACGCAAGTGGTCAATTCACTGCTGCTGTCTCTATTCGTCGTGGTACTTATGACCGAATCTTTCGGTTTATCCCGCATTTTTCTGATGAGTCGCTTGCCTCTAAATATGCTTTGGCTGAAGGCCGGAGCATGGTGCTTGGCCACCAGCTGAATTGAGCTGCATCATTTTTCAACCCTCAGTAGAAGCTTTGGCTACTGACTAATCTTCACCAAAGCACTCTCGTGGTTCTCTTGGGAATCATCTTTCGCTCTGAAAAATAAGTAGCGAAATTCATTTAGAAGGTACTGTATGCAAAGCAATCTCTACGTCTCCAATCTTGGCTATGGCATCGATCGCGAAACACTAAAATCACATTTTTCAAGCTGTGGGGATGTTATTTCCTCTGAAGTCATAATGGATCGAAATACAGGTCAATCGCGCGGCTTCGGCTTTGTTGAAATGGGCACTGCTGCCCAAGCAAAAACAGCGATCGACTCCCTGAATGATCAGTCATTGGGTGGTCGAGTTATCTCTGTATCTCTAGCCAACACACGCAAGTAATTTTTACTTGGCGTAAAAAAGCCCACATCTGTAAAGGTGTGGGCTTTTTGCATTTTTAAATTGTCGAGCTCAACGCTCTTCTTTGACGCACTTCACAATATTTTCGCTGACCCAAATGGCTGTCATTCCTGGGCAATGCCAGGCGCTAAGCGCTGAATTTTTGAATGCAGCAGTTGTTTCCTCAAACTTCTTTCCCGATTCGGGCTTACAGCCTCCCATGACCAGGCAAGTCAGCAGAACCGCCGAGGCGCTCAAGAAGAATCCTGCCCTCCAGAGGAGGTGGTTCCTGCTGCTTCGCCTCTTGGGTAGGTACTCAAGCTGGATTGGTGGCTTTGCCATACGCTTCAGTCTATGTTGATGGATGCGAACGCAACGGCCGCTATTGCACCCTTTGGCGCCTTAGAGCTCGCATGTTGATGACCTCCAATGGACGTCTGCGTAGCGAAGGCAAAAGCTCTGTCTGAAGACAGACTATTGCAATGAATTTTTCAATGCCTATTCTCTATCCTTATGCGCAAGAAGAGCGAAAAGACTTCCTGCAAAAAGGTCATGTCATGCCCAATCTAAGGTTGCTCTTTCAGGCATTGCACGGTCTTCTCGTCCAGCCACTCGGCATGCATGCCCGGGCAGGCGAACTCATCGCGCAGGCTTTGGGTGAAGGTTTTGGGTTCATCGGCTTGGGCATCAGGCGCAGACAGCCAGGCTGCGAGAAGCAGGGCGCCAACGATGACCAGCAGGGAGTCAACAATCGTCTTCAGCATGAGGATCTCCTGTTCAATTAAGTGCCTGCTGCTCAGAGGGGCCAGGCTTCCGGCGTGAGTGCGATGACTACGGCCGCGCCGACCAGGCAGAAGAGGCCGAAGCCGGTGAGTGCCCATTGCGCCGCGAGCAGCAGCTTTGTTCCAGGGTCGGGGCGATCAGGAGCAGGGCGGCTATCAGCAGCACGAGGGCGATGGTGTAGATGCGTGGCCATTTCACAGGCCTCCCTTCTCGCGCAGGCGCTGAACCAGGTCTTCATCGACGGGCTGATGGTTGCTGTATGGATTCATCGCGCGGCCCTCAATCCCATTGCTCGCCGGCGGCGCTTTCAACTTCGTCCGCGTCCATGTCAAGCTCGATAGAGCTGCGGCCAACGTAGAGCGCAAGCAGAAGGCCGTCAAACCTGCCCGCAGCATCGGGAATGCTCTTGGGCGTGATGTCGCGGCCGTCTAGTTTCAGCGAATAGACCTCGCCGTTTTTGTTGATGGACAGTCGCATGTCGGCGCTGTATTTGCTGCTAGTGCTTTCATCGCTATCAAGCGAAAGCCAGCCGCCGCCATACTCGCTTGGTTCGTAGTGAGCATAGAAGGCTTCATGCCGCTCCTTGTGAAAGGCTTCGCGCGCCTTCCCAACCAACTCGGACAGCTTGATGCGCTCTGGCACGTCCGGGATGGAGCTTTTCAGGCCTTGAGCGATAGCTGTCTTGATGGTTTCAGCGTTCGCGCCCATGACGGCCTCCGTGACTGCGCTATTGGCCATGAGCTGGAACTTCGCCACATCATCAATTGCCAGCCCGTGGGGCATGGCGTCCTTGAGCTGGGTTTCAAGCGCCTTGCGGAACGGGCTGGAATAGTCGGTAGCGTCCCGGATGGCGGCACCGACAGCTTCGGCAATGGCTTTGTTTACCAGGGGCTGGATGCGCTCGGCGCTGACGGCCTGGGCGATGATGCTGGGCAGGTCCAAATCGATCTTGATTTCCATGGGGACTCCTGTGGAGGGTGGTTTGGGCAAAGAAAAAGCCCGCTAGCGATTGCTGCGGGCTTAGATAAAGAGCCGGTGACCTTTCGGGCCTGCCTGAGGAATGGTTCAGAGAGGGAGGGGGGAGATAAACCCCAGGCTCGGCTGGAAACTAAAATGGGTCATCAGACTGGAGGTGCTTCATGACCCAGGAGGAATCTGGCGCATTCGCTGCGCTGTCGATGATCTTGACGGCAGTCGTCAAGGCGCTACCGCGCGAGACCGCGCATCAAGCGGCGAGAGAGCTGCGTGCTGCGCAGCTGGATGCCAAGCATCAGGACGGACCTGATAGAACGGATCCCGAATTCAGGCTTGGCCGCGATCACTTGGTGAATGCGTATCGCGAGCTTCTCAACAAAGTGACTGAGGGCAATGTCTACCTTGTCGGTGGTGGAAAGAAATGAACCTGACTTGCCACCTGGCGTGACCGCTGTCGCATCTAGCGGCACGAGACATTGCGCCAGGTGAATTTGCCGTCGTTGAAGAACTCAGTCCATACCGACATGATGGGCGCCTGGCGGTACGAGAACGTAATCTGGTTAGGAATCTTTGGCCCTAATGCAGCCAACTGGCCGTTCTTGTCGAAGACTTTGACGATGTAAAGCGTGACGCCTCCGTCCTCATCGGTGTTCAGGACTACGCGGTAGTCCTTGGTGAAGAGATCCCAGTCAAAATGTTTCGTCACATATGTATGCATGCGTACATAGGCGCGGTTTGCGTGCTTGGCAGCAGGATTAACTTTCTTCATGAGGACACTCCCTACATCTCAGAGACTGGCCGCAGAACCTGCGAGCTGACGTTTCTTTGTGAGTCCGTCTTGTTGTAACTGGCAGATGTAAGCAGGTATGTAGGCGCTTACAGATTGAGCGATTGGATACCTTTGATTCAACTTGTGATATCTGTGGAACCTCAAACGGTGCACCCTCCCTTCGCGGTTGTCATCTTTCTTTGATGAGGTTGCCAAGCTAAATGGTGCGTGACTGCGTGTCTCAAAAAGAAAAGCCCGCGAGCAGGTGCTACGGGCTTGAATAAAGAGCCGGTGACCCTTTCGGGCCTTGCCTGGGGAAGAGGTCAGTAAGGGAGGGAGGAGGGATCCCAGGCCCGGCATAACAGGTAGATGGGGTCGAATTCTGCTTGATGCTTTTCGGGCAATCAATAGGAGCTCGTCTTACACAAAACGGGGTAGCTCCGGTTTGCCCATGAGGCTGTGGCAGTGCCACTTTAGGCACCTGATTTGTGCGATGAGCTACCTTGAACTGCTTACGGCAAAAGAAAAAGCCCGCTAGCGGTTGCTGCGGGCGCTAATAAAAAGCCGGTGACCTATTTGGTCATGCCTGGGCAAGTTGAGGAAGTGAAAGGAGTCTGTGACCCCAGGCCCGGCAAAACAGGTACGTGGCGCAAATTTTGCCCAAAGAGAGTGACGGAATCAAGATGTGTGTGGGCTCATAAACGGGCTCTACGTCATCTGGCGTGACCGCTGTCGCTCACGACGCGGAAGCCGCGCCGCGTTCCCAATAGACGTCGACCCAGGCAAATTCCTGGGGGCATGCCTGTTCAAGCAGTCACGCCGGATAGCCCTGAACTCGGTACAAAAAAAGCCACCTTGTGGGTGGCGAAAGAGGCTCCACCTACGTCCTAATAGCTGGGCCTAAGGCGGATGTTACTGGAATAATTTCCCAATCTACCGGGTGCTGCTGCGCAATTCTTTGCGAGGTATGTTGGCACGCGAACTGCCATGCCGTAATGGCCTCGCCATAGCCTTGATGGGAGGCTAGAGGAGACCTACTCGCTCCGAAGGCCGGTAACCCCGCGTGCAGGCGTTAAGGCTGGTCTATTGGGGTCGCTAAAGCGATGTGGGAGGCTCAACATAGCTGCAGAGAGCGTGCTTCTTGATATCAAGTGCAGGAGAGCAGCTCGTCTGCCATAGAGCTTGCCCGCGGCAGGTCTTGATCAAGTTTTTTACTTTGGCAACTTCATCATCGTTTTCGAGCCTGTCCTCTATAAAGTTCTTGAAGTCCTTGTCCTGAAGCATTTCCACAAGGCTTGCGGTGTGCGTGTTGACTTCGTAGACAAATGGTTTCTTGCCTGGATAGGACGCTAACTCACCTTGACGAAAGCCCACAAATCCGCAGACAGCATCGCCGTTCTTTCCCAACTTAACATCTTTGAACTCGGCATGCTCAGGGAAGGCAAGCAGCCGTCTGGCAGCTCGCTTGGCCTCAAGTTTGTGGCTCTCCTCATTCGTACAGGAGACAATGACGAAGCCTGAAATGGCGATCGATATGCTGATAGACAGCGTTGATGGACGCATAGCTATTCCAGTATTGATTTCGCTAAGCCGGGACTTCGCAACGGTCGCAGACACGATTGCTAGTTGGCGTTGGCTGTTAGGTGAATAGCTAGATCAAACTCAATTCAAGCGGCTTTCACAGAGATTGCGGTGGCGCTTGGGAAGCGCTTCAAGGCATCTTCAAGTGCGGCGCATGTGCTTGGGAATAGGGCGGTGTAGCAGGCTCCTGCTACTTTGATGATGCATCGCTTCAATGAAATCTCCTTGAGTCTGTTCAGTTCATATGAGGTTATCGGTTGATATGTATCAAACTGAAACGCAAAAAGTGCAGTAGCTCAGATTGACCCAACGATTGGCTGGATGCGCTCGGCGCTGACGGCCTGGGCGATGATGCCGGGCAAGTCCAAACCGATCTTTATTTCCATGAGGACTCCTGTGGAGGGGGCAAAGAAAAAGCCCGCGAGCTGGTGCTGCGGGCTTTGAATAGAGGGCCGATGACCTTTCGAGTCATGCCTAGGGAAAGATTGAGGGGGGGCCTAGGCTCGGCGTAACAGGTGGATTGCGTCGAATTCTGCTTGACGCTTTTGGGGTAAACAAGACGAGCTCGACTTAAACCAAATAGGGTAGAACCATCTGGCGTGACCACTGTTGCCACGACGCGGATGCGCCGAGTTCTCAATTGCCAGTAGCCCAGGCGAATTCCTGAGCTGCCGTACCTGCTCGAGCAGTCACGCCAGATAGCCCCCGCTACTTTCCCGGGGTGGTCATGATGGGCACCTATGGCCGGTGCGGTTACCCTCTTGCAGTTTTCCAGCCAGGCCCTTGCAGGCCTGGTTTGTAAGAGCCGGGGAGCCGACCCCCGGCACCATCAAGAAAAAGAGCGGATTAGCCAACTCCACCCACGTTGCAGTATTTCATTGCCGCGCTCTTTCTTGATGGTCCCGCTATAGCCCTGCGGGAGAGGGCGCATGTATGGCACATGTTGGCTGAATGCTCACATCTCAAGATCTCCGGGCACAAAAAAGCCACCTTAGAAGGTGGCTGTTGAAAATGAAGCTACGTAATCGTGGGAGCTGTCGAACACTCTTGCTACCAGTATCGATAGCTATGGCGCATGCGCGATTGCCTCTCCTCTTGTCTCCTCTTGTCTTTTTCAGGAGGTCCGCACTGTTCGATGTTGGGTGGACTGGGGAGTGGCTCACCTCTGGCGAAGACTCGTTTGACTGTTCTCCACACCTTCAGGAATGAAGATGGGATGCGGCTTACTGACATATAGACCTCCAGACTGACACGCGTGAGCTACGGGCTCGCTGCGTCTCCGTGTGGTGCTGTCACGCCTTGTCGTTGACAGCAGGTGTTTCGGAGCTGGGCTGTGGGGCTTTTGGCGTCGGTGCGAGTGGTGGATCGAGACTGGGTTCGATGGGTTGAATCTTTGAAATCGGCTCGAGGAGCATCACCCACATATCCCGCCAGAACTCGGACTGACGTTTGTAGCCAAGTAGTGAAAACATATAGACCTCCGGTCAGATGCTTGCTCAAGCGGCAGAGATTTTGTTGAGGACCGCTTGCAGCAAAAGGCGGTTCGTTTTTTTGCGCAGCATCTGCTCAGGTGACTCCTCCTGCAGCTGTGCATCCGTTTGAAATGGCGTGTGAAAGATTCGGTCGTCATCCGCCACGTTCCGGGAATCGACTTCCTGTTTTACGTCGGGACATCGGGAGCGGATGCTGAAGATAGTTTTGTCGATGAAAGACATATAGACCTCCGGTCTATGGCAGCGGTCCAAGATAGGCCACATGAGTCCACGGTACTCTTTTTAATGACCTTAAACGGCGGTCTCAAAGTCCATGTCAGCAATGCTCGAATAGGCCTTAAACCGCAGCAGTTTCCTCAAAGAAAAGCCACCTGAAAAGGTGGCTGAGGATCATGGCTTTCTGCTTAGTCTGGGGCGTGAGCGTGGCAGTCAGGGCTTGTCGTTGGCTGCATCTGAGCCGAGCGTGGATGGTGGCGTTTCTGGCTTTGCTGAAGGCTCTTGATCGAAGCTTGAAGGGCTTGGTGGGAGCTCAGAGATGGGCTCAAGGATGATCGACCACATGTCATGCCAAAACGCGACATATCTTTGGTACACAAGGAGTGGGAACATATAGACCTCCGGTCTAAAGCTGCAAATCAAGAGGACTTGCATGCACCCACATTACGCTTTTAAAAGACCTTAAACGGCGCAAGCAAAAGCCACCCGGAGGTGGCTGGTGTGCTCGCGTTGAGGCGGTTGCTCAAGGCATCTGGGACAAGCCTGAGTTAGAAAAGTAGCTCTTTTTTTCGCTACTGCTTGCGTTGCTGCTGCTGCTCTTCCTCATTCTTTTCTTTCGGGACGCGAGGTTTGCCTTGTTGCTGCGGAGCTGGGAGCCCGTCGGTAATAAAAAACATCAGCTTCAAGGTGTCCAAAAAGGATGGGGTGGAGATGGGGATGGGGTTACCTGACAAATAGACCTCCGGTCTAAGGCGGCTGGTCAAGATTGACTGCCTTGTCCCACGGTACTCTTTTAAATGACCTTAAACGGTGCCCTTGAAAAATAGACGCCAGCCATGTTGGCGCAGCTGCAGCCGCGATCAGTCGATCAATCCAAGGTCGCGCAGTGCTTCAGTCTCCTGGGTGTACTCAGCGTCCTCGATCAGCAGCACGCCATCAGGGCCATAGACATTGCGTTGGGGCGCGCCCATGGCTTGCTCAATGCGCTCGACTCTGTAGCCGTGTCGCTCCCAAATTTCGGTGGTGTTTATGCGTGTCATGGATTCACTGTACTCAAATGAAAGCGCTGCTAGCAAGGCTTTCGTTTGAACCCCGGATGCGCTCCGGGTGGCGGCGCATATCTCCCACTGTCACTGGCTTGCGCTTCGCTCTGGCAGCTTTATGCAGATCACTATCTGCGCCGTGTGTGCACCATCCACCGCTTCGGGGCGGCAGAGTCGCGGCGCGTTCCGGTAAGTCATCGGGGCGCAGCGTGTCTCACGACGTGCATTGAATCTCTGGCTTTTTAAGGACCTGAGGTGCTGGCTCGATCACTTGGCACCCGTCGCTTTGTTGTTCGACAGGTTTAAATGTATCAAATGATATCGATTGATGCAATATCAAAAGATACTTCTTGAGCCAAAAAAAAGCCGACGAGTGTCGGCTGCTTACATCATTTGGTTCTCAACTTCCGGTGGCCATGGCTTCATTTGCTTCATGAAGCATGCTGGCAATGAGCCGCAGTGTCGTATGCAGACTTGCGTTTTCATCTTTGATGTTGCTGGCGCAAAGCTCAGCCAAGTCCGCAGCCGTTTCCATGCGCCCTCGGCAGAACGCTTCCCTCTCTTGCCTCGTAGGCAGGCACAGCGTGCCCCCACCGTGGTGGAATAGCGTTACTGACTCCTCTGGGGAGGGGCTGCTGCTCACTAGAACCTCGTAAAAATACTGTTGTTCCGTACAGTATTCATGGGCGCAGCAAGTTTGTCAATTTGTTGGAAAGTCAAAAAAACGGGTGTTACGCGCGTGTTTGGGGAAGATCGAGCATGCCTCGCAGCAGGTTTTCTATGCGCCTTACCTCTGCGGGCTCCAACTTTGCGATGGCTGCAACCACTTCCCGTGATAGCGCGCGCTCTTGAAACTTCGTGTCGCTAAACCAGCCTGTTGCGCCAGGCAGTTGCTCGCAGAGCACGATAGTTTTTTCGGTGATCGGCCGAATGCCGGAAATCATGTGGTTCACGTAACCACCATCTTTGTACCCCAGAGCGCGACCCAGGGCGGCGCGTCCACCCATGTGATCAGCTAGCGCAGCCAGGCGCTCTTTTCTGAAGGTCTCAACAGCATCTTTGTCCATCCGAACAGGATAGATAGACCGTATCTTATGGTACATATCTGATGGCATATCAAAAGGTGCGCAAAAAGTATCAAAAGATATAGAATCGGCGCATGAGCAAACTTACGCCATGCCTTGAACTGAGGACGTACCTTGAGTCCGAAGGTGCACTCTCCATCGCCCAGCTCCGCGAGAGCGTCGGGGCTAAGAAGGACGATCAGATTCGTCATTGGCGGGACGGTATTCGCCGTCCGAAGCCGATAACTGCGGTTGCCATTGAGCAGGCAACCCAGGGCGCAGTGCCGCGCCAGGTTTGGTATCCCAAAGACTGGGAACAAATCTGGCCCGAGCTTGCGCGTGGGGCGGCAGATGCGAAGGGAGCAGGCAATGACTGATTCCACCAAGCGCATCGCGCAACTCCCGCACCTGTCCAAGGCTCAGAACACGGCGCTCGTTGCTGTTCTGGACGCGATCAAGGGGCTGCCCGCCGAGGACGCGCAGGAAGTCCTGGATCACGCGATCGAACATCTGGCTGGTGATGATTCCCCACCGATGTTTGCCCGTGGCATCGCCGGCCCTCTGGGAAAGCTGATCTGCGCCGTCAAAACCAAGATTGATGACGTCACCTATAGCCTGTGGTTGCAGTACTGCGCTGCGCGCGGCCTGGATACCGCATGCGTGCTTCGCGACTGCATCTACGCCCTGGTGCATGGCAAGACGTATCGGCAAATGGTGATGGAGAAGATGAACCATGAAGCCAATCGTATTGATGCAATGGCTCGGCTCATAGGTCCATTTGGGGGCCCCGAATCTATGGGGGACCGCAAGCAATGAATCTGACTTCGACCATGACGCCGGCGGCCGTGCCGCTGACCATGAGCAGCCGCGAGATTGCGGATCTGACGGGTAAGGAACTGGGCCATGTGAACCGCGACATTCGCGCGATGTTGGACGGCCTGCAAGATGATCCAGAACTGGAGCATGTGTGCGAGGACCAGGACGGCCGAGGCTACACCACGGCTTTTCATCTGGGCCGCGAGCTGACCTACACGCTGCTGGCTGGCTACAGCGTGGTGCTGCGCCGCCGTGTGATTGCGCGCTGGCAGGAGCTGGAGGCTCAGCAGTCTCCCAAGCTACCCCAGACCATGGCCCAGGCGCTGCGCCTGGCGGCAGAGCAGGCAGAGCAGCTCGAAGCCCAGCAGGAGCAGCTGGCACTGGCCGCGCCAAAGGTCGCCTTTGTCGATCGCTATGTCGCAGCCACCAGCGGCGAAAAAGGCTTTCGCGAGGTCTGCAAGCTGCTAGGTGCCAATGAACATGAGTTCAGCGAGTTCCTGGCGCGGGCAAAGATCATGTATCGCCTTGCCGGGAAGATGACACCTCATGCTGAGCACCTGGCTGCCGGCCGCTTCAAGGTGAAGACGGGCACGGCACCGCGCAATGAGCATGCCTACGCACAAGCCAAGTTCACCCCGAAGGGCGTGGAGTGGATCGCGGGTCTGTGGGGCACACATAAGGCGCGGCTGGCGCAGGAAGGCAGCGCCAGCACATGAGCCTTTCCGCATCCCTGACCAATGTGGGCCATCCCGTGGCCTATTACCCGCGCCTGGCGCGCTTCTTCGGCTCCGTGAACGTGGCCATTCTGTTCGCGCAGCTGCACTACTGGAGCCAGCGCGGCGAGAGCGACCTGGGCACGCACAAGAGTTCTGAGCAGTTCACCGAAGAGACAGGCCTGTCCTACCGTGAGCAGGTCACCGCGCGCAAGCAACTGCGCGAGGCTGGCTTTCTGGTCGAGACACACCGCCGCCTGGAGCACCGTGTCTATTACCGCCTGAATCTGGACGCCGTGGACGCTGCTTTTGACGCCTGGACCGAGGCACAAACAAAAGCGCATTCCCCGAACGACGAAAACGCAGTTCGGGAACAACCCAAAGCGCAGTCCGGGGATGACGCCGAACGCACTCCGGGGGCTGCTGATTCGTCGCTCGACGAACTGCGCCAAACGCAGTCCGTTATTAATACAGAGACTCCACATAAGACTCCTACAGAGACTCCCTCTATTGCAGCCAAGGCTGCGAAGGAGAAAGAGCCGAAGAAGCAAAAGGAGGTCAAGGAACCCAAGGAGGTCAAGCCGATGATGGTGAAGGCCCCCAACGGCGTGACCCATGTCATCCCCGGCGAGCTGCGCTATCCCGGCGAGAGCACCAAGAGCCACAAGACCTGGGTGGCCTATGCGATTGCCTACCAGGGGCGCTACAAGGACTGGCCTCTGTGGAACGAGTCCGTTGCAGGGCAAATCATCAAGTTCATCGACAAGGTGGGCGCGGAGCGGGCGCCCCGCATTGCCGTGCACTACGTGCGCCGTGTCGAAGAGAAGTTCATCTGCGATCAGCTGCATCCCGTGGGCCTGCTGCTGAGCCATGCCCAGAAGTGGGCCACCCAGCAGAATACCGGCGCGAGCACACCGCCCCCATCTCTGGCCCCGGCCGCAAGCCACAAGTTTGCAGGCGCTGGCAAAGCCATTTTTGACGGGATCGAGCTATGAACCGCAGCTACGAGATTGCAGATCTGGCTCAGCATGCCCTGCAGGGTGGCGAGCAGCAGGCCCAGCGCCCAGAGGCATCCATTCGCACCCGCAAGCTGTTTGTGGTGCTGCAGAGCGCCTACGGCACAGCCTTCCTGGCCAAGTTCAGCACCGGAGAGCTGAACGAACGCCGTGAGGACAAGGGTATGCGCGCCGCGCAGCTGGTCTGGGATGCCGCCCTGGCCGAATTCGCGGATGACGTAATCGAGACGGCCTCTCGGAACGCCCAGCGCGAGAGCCCTGAGTTCCCGCCGAGTCTTCCCCAGTTTGTGAAGGTCTGCGAGGCCTTGACGCCGCGTAAGAACTACTTTGAGGAACACGGCCTACCCATGTTGCCACCGCCAAAGCTGGAGCGCGTGGAGGTCCATATCAAGCCTGTTGGCGATGGGAAAGACCAGTTCCGCAAGATTTGGGCACGTCATCTTGCTGGAGACAAAACGCTGACGCAGTTCTCCCTCAAGTCGGCCATTGAAGTGCTTGGCGCCGAGGCGGTGACTATGAAGCAGGAGCGCAGGTGATGAATGCCAAACGATCTACCACCGCACTACCTGGAAGCCAGGGACCATCTCGTGCAGCTGGCAATGACGCCGGGATGGTGGCACTACTCAAGGCAAAGGGCCTTGGAGTTGGAAGAGGAATCCGTGACACATGGGCACGGCCTTTGGCTGGGAATGCGGGAAGCGGTCAAGGCCGAGCTCAAGCGCCTGGGGTTCCGGCCAAGTCCGGACGACCTCAAGCCCAAGTAGCTGCGAAGGACCCGAAGGCGGCCATGTACGCCAAGGGCCGTATGAAGGCCGGCGAGATGAATGGCACGGAGCAGGCCTATCACGACCACTTGACTCAGCGCCAGCACGCCGGGGAAATCGCATGGTTCAAGTTTGAAGGCATGACGTTCAAGCTGGCCGACGACACCCGCTACACGCCCGACTTCATGGTGATGCTGGCCGATGGCCAATTGCAGGCTCATGAGGTCAAGGGCTACTGGACGGATGACGCGCGAGTTAAGACAAAAGTAGCTGCATCGCTTTTCCCTATTGAGTTTATTGCTATCAAGAAAAAAGCAAAGAAGGACGGCGGCGGCTGGGATAAGGAGGTGTTCTGATGGTGGACATCGCCTTTTTCGGCAAGCAGGTGCCGTTGGCCGGCCAGCGCAAGCCCGCCAGCACATCGCGCATCACCCGGCTGGTGTGGCCGACCTATGAGCGCTTGAACGATGGCCGCTACCTGATTGAGCGCTGGATGAGTAATCGCTGCTGCAACCCGGTTCAGGTTGGTGCTCGCACTGTATGCGTGGTCGATGACTACGGCAGCCTGGTGGCGGTAGAGGATAGGGGGCGAGCATGGTACTGATCGTCCGCAAGAATCCAACCGTGGTCCGCACTCGCTTCAACCGCCGAACCGCCGCTGTAGCGCGAAAGCAAAACAGCGTGCTGGTGGAGCTCTATTCGTTCTTGAATGCTGCAGTGTCAGGGCTTCAGATCGCCCTCCAGTTTTGCCCACTGGAAAGGGCCCGCTGTATCTTGCAGGACAGCTTTGCAAGGCGCTGCGGCGTGTATCAGGTGCGCTATGTGCGATACGAATTTGAAAAGACCTTCAGCGTTTGCATTACCGCTCCGGATGGAAAGCGGCTGGCTGCATTTTTGGATGACCGCACCTTGGAGGTGCTGCCATGCTGATGCGCCGCGTCCCCCTAAAGCCCGGCAAGGGCTTCAAGTCTCACGGCGGCCGGGCTGGCGCTGGGCTCCGTGACGATCAGGACGAAGGCCACCACTGCGAGCCTGGCCAGGCTGACAGCCGAGAGCAGCGCCTTGCTGAGCGCGCCGCCCGCCAGATCGAGAGCGCCCTTGCAACGGCCGACTTGGTGCCCCAGAACGTGACCATGGCTCCCGGGGCTGGCACGACAGGCATAGCTGTGCTGAAAGAGAACGTCATCGAGAGCGAGCCCTACCGCCGTCTGGTGGCAGAGCTGCCTTGCTTTTGGTGCGGCATCAGCGGCTATAGCCAGCACGCGCACCTGAACTACGGCAAGGGCCTGGGCCTCAAGACCGACGACCGCACAGGCTTCCCGCTCTGCTGCAGTCGCCCTGGCATTGAAGGCTGCCATGTGGCGTATGACCAGTATCGATTGCTGGAGAGCGGAGGGCGAGAGGCCCATCGTGAGTACGGCATTGAAGCCGGCCGCTTCACCCGCGAGCAAATCCTAAAAGCTGGGCTCTGGCCCAGGAAGCTGCCCCTGTGGGCCTGATAAGCGTAAGAACCGAATACCCTGGAGCATCAATGAATTCCACACAAGCAAAGCAAACCTCTGGAACATCGACACACCGCGCCCGTGATGGGGGCGTGGACCTGGGAACCACGGAGGAAACGCCGACGCTCATGCTGGTGTTTGAGGCAATCAGGCAGATTCACGACGCGGGCGGAGAGCCTACGCGCGAGCGAATCGTGGCGATGACGGGGCTCAAGCCCACCACGGTGGATGACCGCATCAAGGTGCTGCGAGGCGAGGGCATGATCAGCCCGCTGAAGCAGTGCTACCGGCCACTGCACCAGCATGTGGCTGCACAAGCTGTCTCTTGCACGGTCATGCCCAACGGGATTTACAAGATCGAGAAGGGCGATGAGGTAATGACGCTGGTGCCGGCCGAGGCGCGTCAACTGGCGCCTATGCTGGCAGGCAAGGCGCTGGAGGCTTCTGCGCTGGAGCGCGTGCAGGAGATGGAGACGCGCATGGTGGAAATGGCCCAACAGGTCAGGGATGTGGAGCGCCGGTATAAAGCGCTTAAGGCATCTCAGTCGGGGAACACGGCACAGCAAAGCCTTGAGTTGGTCCGGTAGGAATTAGGATTGCAAGGGGGCGAACAAAGGTCCCCAGTAATCTTCATAATTTCAACTTGCCTATTTATGGAACTCAATACTGCGGTCACAACGATTGCTGTCCCGATTCTTGCAACCATTGCTGCAGTTGCCTCTGCTATTGCTGCCTGGAAGTCGCAAATAGCCGCCACTCAGGCCCTTGAGTTTCAGAAGAAGCTTACAAGGCATCAAGATGATTTGATTCTGCTTAGGTCCACCAAGGAGACCCTTTTTCAACTGAGGAGGGTCTTGGTGAATCCCTGGGAAGCATCTGACGAGGATTTCTTAGCAATGGAGAGCACCCACAGCGTTGTTAAGCGCAATTTGGAGAGCCTGTACCAATCCGGCGCACTAATAGGTGAGCTGCCAGCATTCTTCCAGGTCCAAGGGAGAGCGCAAATCGTAGATTTGATACCGCACTCTCTGCCTGCAATAGACCAAGAAATCAGAAAACTTCAAGGCAAGATTGACGAAATATTTGCCTAAAGTGAGTTGCTTTGTTGACTCGCATGCTGTGAGTTGCTTGAGTCAAGCACCGGAGCGGGGTCCGGCCGATAAGTTGCGCCCAAGAGTGGTAGCTCAACCCTGGGTCAAGGTGCATGCAGACTCGTAAAGTCAAAGCATGACCCTGCTAGGGTTCGCCATAAGGTAAGTCTGCCAGCAGCATTGGATCCATGGCATCCAGTGAGGCAGTATCCAAACCTAAAAAGAGTACCCAGTCGGTCCCTGGCGCGAAGGAGGCCGGCAAGGGTGCGCCCGCCGATTGGGAACGCATCGAGCTTGATTACCGTGCTGGCGTAAAAACGCTGCGTCAGATCGCAGATGAGAACGGTATTACGCACGGCGCTATAAATAAGAGAGCAAAGCGCGACGGATGGGAGCGTGACCTGTCCGAGAAAATCCAGCGCAAGGCGGATGCGCTGGTATCCAAAGCGGCAGTATCCAGCGAGGTATCCAAGGAAACCAGAGCTGCAGAGCGTGCCGTAGTCGATGCCAATGCACAGGCCATTGCCGATGTGCGGCTGGCCCACCGCCGTGACATTCACCGTGCTCGGCGCATCACCAATGCGCTCTTGGACGAGCTGGAGCAGCAGGCTGACGCCGACACCGTAGCCCTGCTGGAGCAGTTGGGCGAGAACATGCGCAACCCCGACGAAAACGGGATTGATCGGCTCAATGACCTGTACCACAAGGTCATCAGCCTGCCTGAGCGCTCCAAGACCATGAAGACTCTTTCCGAGAGCCTGCGCATGCTGGTGGACATGGAGCGCACGGCCTTTGGCATGGATGACAAGGAAAAGGACGAGCCTGCACCTGGTACTGCTGGTTATGTGCCGCCCGCCATTCAGATCGTGCATGTGAAAGCGCCAGTGCACGAGCCCGATGAGGATGAGCAGTAATGAAGCTGGCTCCTATCCCCTCAACAGCGCAAGGCATGCCCGAGGTGCCGGTGCTGGCCATCCCTGAGAAGTTGGCCGGCATCTGGGATCCCAAGCGCTACAAGGTCATGCACGGCGGGCGCGGCGGCGGCAAGTCTTGGACCGTGGCGGCCGTGCTGCTGGTGATGGCCGCCAGCCGGCCCCTGCGTGTGCTCTGCACCCGCGAGATTCAGAAGTCCATCAAGCAGTCGGTGCACCAGCTGCTCAAGGATGTGATCGCGCGGCTGAACCTGCACGCCTTCTTTGAGGTGCTGGAAACCGAGGTGCGCGGCATCAATGGCTCGCTGTTTCTGTTTTCAGGTCTGCAGAGCCACACCGTGGACTCCATCAAGTCCTTCGAGGGCTGCGACATCGTGTGGGTGGAAGAAGCCCATGGCGTGAGCAAGAAGTCCTGGGACACACTGATCCCCACGATTCGGAAAGAAGGCAGCGAGATATGGCTGACCCTGAATCCGGACATGGAGACGGATGAAACCTACCAGCGGTTCATCGCCACGCCCAGCCCCGATACCTGGGTGGTAGAGATCAACTGGCGCGACAACCCCTGGTTTCCGCGCGTGCTGGATGAAGAACGGCGCAAGGCCAAGCGCACCATGTTGGCCGATGACTACGCCCATATCTGGGAAGGTAAGGCGCGGCGCGTGGCTGCCGGCGCGATCTACCGCCATGAAATGGAGTCGGTCTATCTGGACAACCGGGCGCGCGATGTTCCCTATGACCCGACGCTGCCTGTGCACACGGTCTGGGATCTGGGGTGGAACGATGCCATGAGCATTGCCCTGGTGCAGCGCGGCCCCCAGGATGTGCGGATCATCGGCCACATCGAGGACAGCCACCGCACGCTGGACTGGTACGTGGCCAAGCTGGAGAAGCTGTCGTATCGCTGGGGCACGGACTATCTGCCGCATGACGGCAAGACCAAGAATTTTCAGACCGGCAAGAGCACGGAGCAGCTGCTGCGAGAGCTGGGGCGGCGCTCGGTCATGGTGCAGCCGCGCGCCACGGATGTGGAAGAGGGCATCAAGCAGGTCCGCATGCTGATGCCGCGCTGCTACTTCGATGCCACCAAGACCGCGCGCCTGCTGGAGTGCCTGAAGCGCTACCAGCGGCGCATCCATGCCGTCACCAATGAGCCCATGGAGCCGCTGCACGACGAGTTCAGCCATGGCGCGGACTGCATGCGCTATGTGGCGCTGTGGGTGCCGCAGATGCCTGGCATTCCCAGCGCCAACGACGACTACCAAGAAGCCGACGCGCCCGACTGGCGCTAGTGAGAGCAACCATGCAATACATCAAGCCCCCTCAAAACGCGGATCTGGGCGAGCCCATGACCGTGCTGGAATACGCCAAGATCGTGCAGGAATGCATTGACCAGCCACCCTGGCGCGCGGCCGCAGACAAGGAGGCGGACTACGCGGACGGCAATCAGTTGAGCACCGAGCTGCTCAAGCGACTGCAGGCCACCGGTGTGCCGCCGGCCAAGGAGAACGTGATTGGCCCGGCCATCGCGGCGATCTGCGGGTTTGAGGCCAAGACGCGGACAGATTGGCGAGTGACCCCGGACGGCGACCCCACGGGCAAGGATGTGGCGGACGCGCTGAACTACCGACTCAACCAGGCCGAGCGCTTTTCCAAGGCGGACGCGGCCATGAGCGAGGCGTTCAAGCCGCAGGCGGCCGTGGGCCTGGGCTGGGTGGAGGTGGCGCGCAGCAGTAACCCTCTGGAGTACAAGACTCGCTGCCGGTATATCCACCGCAATGAAATCCATTGGGACATGCGCGGCGCGGAGAAAGACCTGTCCGATGCGCGCTGGCTGTTGCGTGAGCGCTTCATCAGCAAGGAGCGTACCGCGCGCGCCTTTGAGAACATGGCGCAACTGATCATGCAGGCGCAGACTGTCAGCGGCCTGGGTGGCTATGGCGGTTATGTGACAGAGGGCGGTGTATCGACGGGGTTGCTTTCGGCGGCCGATGCCAATCGCGCCTGGACCACGCGCGAGCAGGCCTGGTACCGCCACGAATCGGACGAGGTATGTCTGGGCGAGCTCTGGTATCGGCGCTGGGTGAATGTAGTGCTGCTCAAGATGCGCGGCGGCCGGGTTGTTGAGTTTGATGCAGCGAATCCTGCCCATCAGGCTGCCGTGGCTGGCGGTCAGGGCAAGCTGGAGCGCGCGACCGTGGCACGCATGCGCCGCTCTTACTGGATGGGCCCGCACATGCTGCATGACAGCGCCAGCCCTTATCCGCACCCGCATTTCCCATATGTGCCGTTCTGGGGCTATCGGGAGGACATGACGCGCGTGCCGTTCGGCCTGGTGCGCGACATGATCTTTCCGCAGGACAACCTCAACAGCTCCATCGCAAAGCTGCGCTGGGGCATGGCCAGCACCCGGACCGAGCGCACCAAAGGGGCGGTGGCCATGACGGATGATCAGTTCCGCCGCCAGATCGCCCGCCCGGACGCGGATATTGTGCTGGACCCCCAGGCCATGGCCCAGCAGGGTGCGCGCTTTGAGGTCAAGCGCGACTTTCAGCTCAACAACCAGCAGCTGCAGATGATGGCCGACAGTCGCGCGTCGCTGCAGCGTGTTGGATCCATCACCGCGGCTTTTCAAGGTCAGCAGGGAACCGCAACCAGCGGCGTGCAGGAGCAGACCCAGGTGGAGCAGTCGCAGATCAGCATTGCCGACCTGATGGACAACTTCAAGGAAGGGCGCGCCATGGTGGGCGAGCTGATCCTGGCGCTGGAGATCGAGGGCCTGGGCGAGGAGCGCGAGGTGATCGTAATCGAGGGCGACACCATCAACCCACCACGCACCGTGGTGCTCAATGAAACCGTGGAGGAGGGCGGACTGCGCTATCTGTCCAATGATGTGCAGCGCACGCGCCTCAAGGTGGCCTTGTCGGATGTGCCATCGTCATCCAGCTTCCGCGCTCAGCAGCTCTCAGCTCTGTCCGAAGCCGTCAAGGCCTTGCCGCCTGAGATGCAGCAGGTGGTGATGCCGTTCATGCTGGATCTGATGGACCTGCCGCGCAAGGAAGAAATCATCAAGGTGATCAAGGAAGCGACCCGGCAGACCGATCCCGAGCAGCTGCGCAAGCAGATCGAGCAGGAGCTGCAGCGCGACCTCAAGGTGCGCGAGCTGGACCTGCGCGAACGCGAAGTGGCGGCGCGCGAGAAGCTTCTGGTTGCTCAGCAGGTGCAGGTCGGCGTGCAGGCAGCATACAGCGCCATGCAGGGCGGTGCCCAGGTGGCCCAGATGCCGATGATCGCGCCCATTGCGGACGAGATCATGAAGGGGGCCGGCTACCAGGCGCCCGACCCTGGCGGCGATGACCCGAATTTCCCAACGGCAGACCAGACAGCGGCCATGAACATCAAGAGCCCCTATATCCAGGGACAAGGGCCGGAGGGCGCGGCTACAGCCGGTGCTGCTGCCGAAGCTGGCGCGGCGTCAGAGGTGCGGGAGAACACCAGCCCGGCCTATCCGCCTGTACCGCAGGAGGCGGGCACCGGAATGCAGGGAATCGAGACTCCGCGCACCGCTGACAACCTGAATTAGAGGCTGCACCCCACTAGAGTTAGACCGGGCCGCGAAGCCCGGAGACACTTCATCCCATCGAAACGCGAAAGCGCAGAGATACAGCCCACTCGTGATGAGTCGGCCCATTCCCACCGCTGGAGAGTGTGATGGTCAGGGCTTCGGCCCTGGCCTGATCCTCGAATCGGTGTGCCCCACCAACAGGCCCAGCCGGATAGCTGGGAACGGAGCACAGCAGAGTGAACGAAGCTCAAAAACTCTTGGCAGCAGCCTTTGCAGGCGAATTGGATCTGGATGCGGATGCTTCCGGGTCTTCTGGCGTTTCTGCACCTGAAGGCTCGGCCACCTCGGCTAATTCCGAGAGCACCCAAGCAGCGACCGCGGCAGCCGCTGGCGCAGAAGCCGCCACCACTGCCACCACCGCAGGCACTGCAGCAGCCGCATCGGCTCAGGAAGAGCACGAAGGCGCACCCATTGCCAGCAAGTCCGGTGGCTACACCATCCCCTATGAAAAGCTGACAGAGGCACGCACCGCGCGCGATTCGGCCATTGCCGAAGCCGCACAGCTGCGTGCCCAACTGGAGCAGATGACGGCCGCACAGGCCGCCAATCTGCAGCAAGCCCAGGCCGAAGCCCAAGCCCGCGCGGATGCCGGGAAGGCGCCGACCCAGGCAGACCAGAACCTGGCAGCTGCCACAAGCCTTGTGCAAGGTGGTACCGATGCTTCCCTGTTTGGGGATTTCTCCGAAGAGGGGATTGCTTCCGGCATTGAAAAGCTGGTTGCTGCACGAGTGGAGGCCGCGCTGGCTCCCCAGCGCGAGGCCCAGGCCCGCGACCAGGCCGTGTCAGCAGAGCAGGCGCACACCCAGAAGATCCTGGATGCGCACAAGGATGCCTTTGAAGTCGCTGAATCCAAGGAGTTCGCCAGCTGGAAGTCTGGTCAGCCTGGATACGTGCAGGCGGCCATTGATCGCACCCTGCAAGCTGGCTCTGCCCAGGACGTCATCGACCTGCTGGGCCAGTTCAAGCAGGTCCATGCGAACGCCGCAGGCGCGGCGACTGCCGACCCCACTGCAGCAGCAGTGGCAAAGGCTTTGGCCGATGCCAAGACCGCGCCTCCCGTGAGTCTGTCGAGTCTGCCCGGAGCGGCAGCTGCGGGCGCCACGGAGGCTGAGCGCGTGATGGAGTTGGCCGGCGACCCTGCTGCCCTGATGGCATACATGCAAAGCCTGCCGCCCGAGCGTCAGATGCGATTGATGAATAGCGTGGTGTAGCCGTCAGGCGCGCCATAACCATTTCCCGGGCCATCTCGTGATGAGAGCGCCCTTGTCCCATAGCAGGAGGACTTGATATGTCCGGCAAAACCAATGTAGGCGCAGGCTCGTCCAATGCGCAGTTCGTACAGGCGGCAGGACTGTTTGCGCAGTCCATGCAGCGCAATTCCAAGCTCAACAAGATGGTGGGTACCATCCCCAAGGGTGAAGGTGAAGTCGCTGGCACGCTGCGCAACCAGACCACCACGGATATGCCCATCGTGCGTGTCACGGATCTGGGTCGAGGCAAGGGCGATGAGGTGGAATTCCACTTCGTGCAGCCTGTGGGCGCGTATCCCATCATGGGCAGCCGCATGGCGGAAGGCAAGGGCACTGGCATCTCGCTGGACAAAGCCCGTGTCCGTGTTCAGCAAGCCCGCTTTCCGGTGGATGTTGGCGACACTATGACCGAAATTCGCTCTCCAGTGGATTTCCGCAAGGTGGGTCGCCCCATCGCACAGAGTCTGATGGACCGTTACCAAGACCAGGGCTCTCTGATGCATCTGGCCGGCGCGCGCGGCTTCCACAACAACATCGAGTGGGCCATTCCCACCGAAGATCACGCGGACTTTGAAGCCATTGCGGTCAATCCCGTGCTGGCTCCCACCAAGAACCGCCACTACATTGCCGATGGCGATGCGATTCGCGGCTTCACCGTCAACTCGGGTGAACTGGACATTCAATCCAATGACGCGCTGACGATGACGGTCGTGGATGCGTGCCGCACGCTGGTGGAGTCCATCGCGCTGCCGCCCCCCGCGATCCGACTGCCCGGTGACCAGGCGGCCGACGATTCCCCGCTGCGCATGCTGATGGTGAGTCCGGCTCAGTACCACCAGTTCTCGCAGGACAAGGATTTCCGCCAGTTCCAGGCCAACGCGCTGACCCGCGCCAGCCAGGCCGAGCGTCATCCTCTGTTCATGGGCGATGTGGGCCTCTGGAATGGCATTCTGATCTGCAAGCAGCCGCGCCCCATCCGCTTCTATGCGGGCGACACCATCAAGTACTGCGCCAGCAATACCAGCGATCAGGAAAGCGCCTGCACCGTGCCGGCCAGCTTCGGCGTGACCCATGCCGTAGATCGCGCGCTGCTGCTGGGCGGCCAAGCATTGGCCCAGGCCTTTGCGGCCTCCAAGCATGGTGGCATGCCCTTCTTCTGGAAGGAAAAGGATTTCGACCACGGCGACAAGATGGAGCTGCTGATTGGTGCGATTCAGGGCACATCCAAGGTGCGCTGGGCCGTGGATCAGGGCAACGGCACCAAGCATTACACCGACCACGGTGTGATCGCCCTCGATACCGCCGTGCCCATCATCGGCGCGCGCCAGTAATGCAGCAGGATCGGGCGCGGCCATGGCGCGGCGCCCGATCTGTCAGGACCTGTTCCCTCTCGATTCGGTCTAGGAGCCAATCATGTCTATCGTGACTACCCAACAGAAGCACGGCAATTTGCTGGGCTCTACTCCCTGGGGCAATCTCAATGCCCTGCATTTCATTCTCAAGACCGGCGCCAACGGCGGCGCGCTGGAGGCCGACTCCAATGCGCCTCTGGCAGTGGGCGACAAGGTGCGCATGGGCGTCATCCCCGCCGGCTCCACGCTGGTGGATGCGATGGCTGTCGTGTCCACGGGCCTGACCGCCACCGTCAAGGGTGATCTGGGCTTTGAATACGTCGATGGTGCGGATGTCGCCAAGACGCCCCAGGACTCGGCGTACTTCGGCGCGGCTCTGGATCTGGCCGTCGCCGCGCGCCTGCGCAACACATCCACCAAGGCTCCCGTGACCCTGCCCAAGGACGCCTATCTGGTGCTGACCACCTCGGGCGCGGCCAACGCCAAGGCGGCCAGCGTCGATGTGGTGCTGCAGGTCATCTCCACCGGCGCCCTGTAAAGAGCGCTCCCAGGATGCGGGCCTGCCTTCGGGTAGCGCCCGCATTCGTCCATCTGAACACTCCCCAGCATCATGAACTTTGTACGCATTACCTATACCGGCCGCAAAATCTACCGCGACCGCGCCACCGGCCATATCTGGCAGCCCGAAGAGGAGCGCCTGGTGAGCGAGGTCATCGCCAAGCCGCTGCTCAAGTTTGTGGAGTTCAAGCGCACGGCAGCCCTCAAGCCCGCAGCACCCGAGCAGCAGCAACAGCAGCAACAGCAGCAACTGGGCCAGGAGCAAACCGGTACCGAAGGCTCGGAGCAGGGCGCGGCGCTGACAGCAGATCAAAGCACCGACCCATCCAATGCGCAGAAGCCAGAGCTCAGCGAGCAAGAGATTGCAGCGCTCGAGCAGCAAGCTCTGGACGACAAGGCCAAGGAAGTGGACGACCAGCGCGAGGCCATGCTGATCACCGTGCAGGGCATGAACAAGACAGCTCTGGCCGAGTACGGCAAGAAGTACGACCACGCCTTTGATGCTAAGGCCAAGGTGGACGATATGCGTATCACGGTCAACGGCCTGATTCACCAGTTCGGGGTGCGCTGACATGACCCTTGAGGAACTGCTTGCCTCTTTCCGCGATGACTCCACTGACAAGCTGGAGCCCTATCTGTGGGAGGACGAGACCGTAACCCGCTGGCTCAATGAAGCCCAGGACGAAGCAGCCGTGCGCGGCCGTCTGCTGCTCGATGACAGCACGCCGGCGGTGACCACCATTGCGGTGAGCGCGGGTCAGGCCTCGTATCAGCTCCATGCCAAGGTTTATGAAATCGCGCATCTGCACTGGCAGCCGAGCGCGGCGGCCCATCGAGCCAAGCCGGTGGAGCTGGTGACACGGGAGTGGCTGGACCGTCATCACCCGGATTGGCGCGTGCGTCTGGACTGCGATGCGATGTACGCCATTCAGACCGAGGGCGCGCTGCGCCTGGTGCCCACCCCGCGCGAGGCCGGGGTACTGACGCTGGAGGCCTATCGCCTGCCGCTCAAGCCCTTGGCCAACGATCCGGACAAACCGGAGATCCATGCGGCCAGCCATCCCTATCTGGTGTATTGGGCGCTGCACCATGCTTTCAGTCAGCCTGATAGCGATGGATTTGACCCACAGCGCGCGGCCACGGCCGAGGCGGCCTTTACAGGCTACTTCGGCGCGCGGCCTGATGCTGATCTGCGCCGCGCCACTCGCCACGATGTTCCCCAGGTCAACGCGACCTACATTTTTTAAGGTGCCGCATGTTCGGACTGTCCAAACCCATCCCCAAAGACAAGGGCGCGAAGCTGGCACAGGCCCAGAACCAGGCACCCGACAGCATCCCTGGCATGTTCAAGCCGGGAGAATTCGTGCTGCCACCCGATACTGTGCATGCCATGGGAGGTAAGCAGGCACTTCAAGGCGTGGTGGATGCCACGCATACACCAGTGGCTGCATATGGCCTGAATGCCCCGCGCGCCAGCGGCCCGCTATCCAAGGCCGCGCCACAGCTGGGGCTCAAGCCAGAGGTGTTCTTTGCCAACGGCGGCGCGCCAGAGGATCAGCAGCCTGGACTGGGTTTGAAGCCGAGCGCGGCGCCCAGCCCCAGCAATACCTTCCCGGGCAACCGCCTGCCGGGCAACAGTGGGTTCAGCAGCTCGCCTCCCAGCGCGCCCGCGGCCAGCACCACACCAGCGCCAGCCGGCATGACAGACGGACAGCGCGCTGATGCTTTGGCCCAGATCCCAACTGGCGGCCCCAAGGCGCCTGCCGCTGACGGCTCGCAGGATTCCTGGAGCAATACAGAGGCGGGGCGCAACGTAGGCAACGCCGTGGCTGCCTTGCCAGGCTTGGGCGGGGTGGGGCGTGTCGCATCGACTGGTGGCGCAATCAGCCGCGGCCTCAATGCCGCCTCCGCCGCTGTCAATAACGCTGGCCGCGTGGTCAATGCAGCTCCTGCTGTTGCCGCAGGACTCTATGGCAGCGCATCGCCGGCGGCGGCTGCATCCGTGGCAGCAACGCCTCCTGCGACTTTCCGCAGTCCCACCAATCCCGCTCCTGCAAGCCCAACCGCCTCTACGGCCTCTGCAGACTCAGCGGCAGAAACGCCGAGCAACCAAGTGATGGAAGGCGTGTACAACCACGGGCGCGGTCAGTACAGCGATCAGGCTACGGGCATGGGCTTCTCGGCCGGATTCACCGGCAAGCCCAGTGCACAAAACAATGCAGCTGCAGGCGCGCTGGCGCAGCCAGAAGCGGGCGGGTTTGGTCTCAAGCGCCCCACACAGCCGGAGCCCGGTGGTTTTGGGCTGAATGTCCCGACCGTCAGCCACAGCGGCAATGACTGGGCAGCGCGCCAACGTCTCAAGAACCTGGAGACTTCGGCCAGCTCGATCATGAACACCCAGCGCTGGGGTGGAAGGGGCGCGGCCAACAATCCAGCAACGCAGAACTTCCTGGACGCGAGTCGCGCCGATCTGGCGGCCCAAGGCAAAAAGCCTGATATGCAGATGCGCACCAATGAAGTCAATGCAGGACTGCAGCGCGCGGCCATGGCCGAGGCGGGGGCTGATCGCCGTGCACAAGGGCAGATCGGTCTGGGGCTGCGGCGCCTGGACCTAGATCAGCAACGCAACCAGCTCGATGCTCAGCGTGTAGCCAGCGATGAGCGCCTGCGCGCGCCACAGATTCGCGCAGCCGAGCGCTTGGGGCAGTTGCAGGAGGCTTACATCAATGCCAAGACTCCCGCAGAGCAGGCCGCGCTTGCAAGCCAGATGCGCGCCTACTCAGGCAAGGACGAAGCTGATTGGAAGGTTCAAGTCACCCCTGCAATCAAGAACCTGGATGGCTCCACGACAGCAGGGTCTGTCATTCGCTATAACAGCCGTACAGGGGATGTGCAGGAAGTTGGTGGGGTTGGAGGCAAGCCGCAAGTCCCTGCCAAAGACTCGCTGAAAGCTGGTCAGGTCTATCAGACTCCGCGCGGACAAGCGCGCTGGAATGGAACGGAGTTTGAGCTGGTTGGCTAGCGACCTGAGCCGTAGGCCTCTTCATATGTGAAGGTTGGCTTGTCATACAGCTTCCTGCAGGAGACCCCGATCATGGCCGCTGCCTGGTTGCTCCGAGTGTCCTTGGCTTTGGCCACGACACACTCAGCGCCAGAGTTGTAGCCCATGAGGCCGCGGCCGGAGCCTTGTGGCACTGCCTGAATGGCACCTGGGTTTGCTTTTAGACAAACCTGGTGCACGGCCTGTGCAGCAATGTCGTTCACTGCGCCAGGGGCTTTGTCCAGTATGCAGGTGGCGTAGTTGGCGGCCTGGGCTTGCGCGGCGACCAGCGCCAGCAGTGCGCCACCTAGCATCGCCCTTATCTTCTTTTGCATGTTCCCTCCTGCGGGAAACTGTAGCAGACGAGACTTGCGTGCCTTGTGCTGCAAAACCACGCTCTAAGCACCTCATTCATGAGCATGAATTAATGATCAGTAGGGGAGTCATCCAGCATGTCTCGAATTTTGGCCAAGATTCAGGTGACTCATCCTCGGTCCAGCGTTGAGCGTTGTGACCCATGTGCAGGAATTGTCTGGAGGATGGCACATCTTGGGCATGTGTCGCATTCTTAGGGTGGCTGAGGTGTGCGCTATCTAGCGAAAAACTGGGAAAAAGTGATAAAAATCGGATCGAATAATTTACAAGACGGATCAGATTTACAATAAATCGAATCGATATGTAGGTTTAAACGTGGAACATTTATCTGAAGTCCTCAAGATTCTTGACGGCGCTCTCAAGTCCAATCAGAGCATGGCAGTGAACTATGCAGGCCTGCTGGCGGACAAGTTGGAGCGCAGCGGCGGACGAAGAGAAGCAACAGCTATCCGTGAGCGCTTGGCGCGTGTTCCTGCTGCATTTGTGTCTGCACAACGAGCAGCTGCAGGGGAGATCTCGGCCAATATTCCAGTGGATGGTGATAGCCGACTGAACACCGTAGATGTAAGTCGCCCACTTGCTGGCGAAGTTCGAGTGTTGCTGCCAAGCGCATTGCAAGCTCAAGTAAATGACTACTTGGCCGCAGTTCAGCACAGGGATAAGCTTTTGGCGGCAGGTGTTTCTCAGCCTAGTAGGCTGATCATGCACGGACCTCCAGGAACTGGGAAGACGCAGACTGCGCGATGGATTGCTGCGCAATTGGAGTTGCCGCTACTTACTGTTCGGTGCGATACGCTGATCAGTAGCTTGCTCGGTCAGACCAGTCGTAATTTGCGGCGCGTATTCGACTATGTTCAAGAGATACCCTGTGTTCTGTTTTTGGATGAATTTGATGCTTTAGCAACCGCGCGCGGTAATGAACGAGATGTGGGAGAGCTTCAGCGGGTGGTCATTGCACTTCTTCAGAATATTGATGCGTTGCCCGATGAAACTATTCTCATTGCAGCTACAAACCACGATCAGCTATTAGATTATGCGATCTGGCGCCGATTTACCTATCGACTCTCCATACCGTTGCCCGATGCGGAGCTAAGGCTGCAACTGTGGGAGCAGTTTTTGGATGGATACCCCCACTCAGCACTGAATATTCATGAGCTTGCAGAGCGTTCAGAAGGGCTGTCTGGTGCAGCGATTGAACAGGTTTGCTTGGACGCAAAGCGTTCAGCAATTCTTTCTGGAGCAGTCCAGTTGGAAGATTTTGAGGTATTTCGTCGCCTTGGGCTGGTAATTGCGATGAATACACAAAAAAGGCTGCATAGTGTGCAGGCGGAGATACGATGGTTGAGAATTTGGTATCCAAAGCTATTTTCGCAGAGGAATTTAGCTGCGGCTTATAAAGTGTCATTGCGTCAGATTAGAAATGCATTAGAGGGAGTAACTACAGATGGTGGCAGAGGAGATCAAGGGACGTAGTCCGCGCAACACTAATCCGTTCCATAGGATACCGTTTCAGCGGACGGACCTATCTGCCCCTGAAAATGGCGGAGGCGGCATCAAGGAGTTGGTGCCTGTAACTCCCCAATACAGGGCGGCACTCATCGGCTCGCTAAGTGCTGCAGTTGCAGCGCTGAAACCAGAGATTCAGCGTTACCCGAATTCACCTGGTGTATTGATTCTTAAGTTGAGGGAAAAGGCTATAGCCAAGTCTCACAGGCCAAATACGCTTGTGCAGGAGGCTGGCTTGCAGTTTGCGGGGGTAGGGCGTATCGAGGAGATGTTAGTTACTGCGAATGCAGCAAGCGTTAACGCTCTCGCACATGTCATTCACGGCCGGGATACTTTGCAGATTCGCGCCAATCTTTCCGCGATTGAAGCAGTTCACGCATGGGATAGATCTCGACGCATGGCCGTTTCTGACGTGGAGTTGCGTGAGCACGGGCGCGCTCTGTTTCGATTGTTCCGATATGGTGCAGCAGATGCGACGGCGCGAAATGTAGACGCGTTGCGCGTTGTGCTGCAACGGCATAACGTTTCCGTAACTGAAATTTCCCAGCGCTGGGGGCCACCGATTTTTCAAGCAGACCTGGAAGACATTACCGATCAGGCATTGCAAGATCTAAGCCTGTTCCCTGGTCTTCGTTCAATTTTCCCGGAACCGCGCGTGCAAAGTGCCTCAGTGATTGCCAACATTGGCTCAGTGCGATTGGCTCCGCCGGCGCCGAGCGTTACTCATCCAGTTGTAGGTGTCTTTGATACAGGAACGGCAACTACCGCAGCGAGTCTGCGACCGTGGATTGTGTCTACGGACTCATATGTTTTGCCTCCTGAAACAGATCATGTTCACGGAACCGCAGTTGCATCATTGGTGGCAGGTGCCAAGCTGCTAAATGGTCTGCATGAGTGGCTTCCGCCTACCCAGTGTCAGGTTCACGATGTTTGTGGACTTGAGGCAGCAGGAGGCAACATTTCCGATCTGATTTTTCGACTGGAGAATGCGGTACGTAATGCTCCCGATGTGAAGGTTTGGAATCTGTCACTTGGTGCTGGACAGGTTGGCGATGATGAGTTCAGTTTTTTCGCTCAGCAGTTGGATGCGCTTAGCGATGAGTGCAAAGTTCTTTTTGTTATTGCCGCTGGCAATTACGTTGGTCTTCCACGGAGGGGGTGGCCGGTAACTGGAGCCAAGCTTGAAGATCGCCTAAGCAGCCCCGGAGATTCTGTGCGAGCACTGACCGTAGGTGCTGTCGCTCATTTGGATGCACCTGATGCGATCGTTGCTGCCGGTGAACCTACCCCGTACACCCGTAGGGGGCCGGGGCCGGTTTTTACGCCTAAACCTGACCTAGTTCATGCCGGGGGGGGTGTGCATGCTCTTTGGAATTCCGGTGGAAGCAGCTTAAAAATGCTTGATCCTGCAGATGGTCTGTATGGGAGCTTCGGAACTAGTTTTGCAACGCCAATTGTTTCATCGGTCGCAGGGCACGTTTGGAAAAGTCTAGAAGGGCATTCCGGGTTCGCTGTCGCTCCGCATATGGTCAAGGCGTTACTCATACATGCAGCGCGTTTAGCGTCCCCTGATTACGATGCACAGGAGCGACGCTACTATGGATGCGGAGTTCCCAAAGATGCTCTATCAGCTCTTTATGACAGTGATGATTGCTTCACATTGATGTTCGAAGCACTCGTCGTTCCTGGCTTTAAGTGGCGAAAGACTCCCTACCCCTTACCTGCTTCTTTGCTGCACAACGGTAAGCTTCGTGCGGAGGTGATTATCACGGCCGTCTATGCGCCACCTTTGGATCCAAATGCTGGGGCAGAGTATGTCCGTGCGAATGTGAATGTTAGCTTTGGTGTATTGGAGGGCAACCGCATTAAGGGTAAGGTTCCGATGGAGGGGGAGTCGGGAACGACCGGCTATGAGGCTGCGCAGATCGAGCATGGAGGAAAATGGTCACCAGTAAAACTGCATCGCAAACGATTTCCTCAAGGCGTCGCAGGTGATCAATGGGCGATCCAGCTTGACGCTTTATTAAGGGCTAATGAGCCGCCATTGATTGAACCGTTGAATGTTGCGCTAATAGTGAGCCTGCGATCACTTGACGGGAATGTTCAGGTGCATGCTGATGGGGTCAGGTCCCTCGTTTCGTCTAACTGGGTGCGTCAGCCATTGCCCGTGCGTGTGCCTGTTCATGTTTGATTGCTCTAAACAACTGAGCTAGTTTTCTCCCGCACAGGCAGCTCAGAAACTTTTGGTATGGATGGGCAGCAGCCCGCTTCGAGCGGGCTTCTTGCTGCCATAAGCCAGGCGCTGCAGCACTGCAGCGCTGTACGGCTCGCAGCCTTCTGTGCAGAATCCTCTGCTAGGAGGAAGCCCATCATGCTTTGGCTTTTTGACACGGGCCGGATGGCCAAGAAGTTCGGGAGGTGGCGAGGAGCCGTCACTGTTGCGCACGCAGTGGGTGTCTGCATTATTGCCGTCGCCGTTTCCCGTCTGGCTGACGTTGTGGTGAACCTTGAGACGACACCTGTCAGTGCTTCCACAGTGGCATTGGCTGCACTCGTGATCTATGGCGCTGGCGTGCTCTTGGGCATTTGGGGCGCTTACCAGTACTTCGTAGATGCCACGAGGGGCACTTACATCAGCGATGCAGATCGCAACGATCGAGAAGGGGTGTAGCCTCCCGCCTTGAGAAGGGCTGTCATCCTGAACCTCGCTTGATTGGTTCCACGGTGCCCCGCTAGGGTTCGACACCTCTACCTGGGGTGAGGTGTCATTGGGGGATGAGCAAAAGCACTTTCTCCTATGAAGATGCCTACGGGCAGGCGCCCGCCGGTAGTAGCCCCTCCTCAAAGCAGGCTGGCAATTTTTCCTATGAGGATGCTTTCGGGCTAGACAAGGCGCCGCCCCAATCACCTAGCTTGCTTCGCCAAACCGCAGACTCGGCCGTTGCTTTGGGGTCAGGGATCACCCAAGGCGTCAAGATGCTCACGGATGTGGCTGGCGCCGATAACGCCGCATCGCGAGTGCTGGGTAAGGCTACGGATGCGCTGACCGATCTTTCCTCTCCCTACGCCAAAGCCAAGAAGCAGGAGCGCGCCGAGAAGATCAAGGCGGCAGAGGACTCGGGCAGTACCTGGGAAGAGGTGAAAGCCTATGCCGGTAGCTTTGCCGACGCGCCACTTGATACCACGCTGAATGCCTTGGGCACTTCCGCTCCCACGCTGGCGGCCGGCCTGCTGACGGGTGGTGGTGCTGTGCCCGCCATTGCTGCGCGCGCGGCTCAGGTGGGGCTGGGTGCCGCCCAAGGTGTAGGTGGCATCAAGGGGCAGATCCATGAAAGCGTCAAGCAGAAGCACCTCGATGCGGGTGCGACTGAGGCCGAAGCAGCCAAGCGCGCTGACGCGGCTCAGGCCTATGCAGGACCCAACGCAGCGAGCATTGCTCTCGGCGGCGCACTAGGCGCGGCAGCCGGTGGTACTGGTGCTGAGAGCGCAGTCCGGCGACTGGCTGGCCAGCGTGTGGCTGCAGAGGCGGCCAAGAAGGCAACCCCTGGTGTGCTGCGCTCTACTGCTGCTGGCGTTGCCAAAGAAGCCCCGATGGAAATGCTCCAGGGCGGCCAGGAGCGGCATGCGTCCAACACGGCCTTGCAAGGCGAAGGCTTCGATGTTCCAACCTGGCAGGGGGTTGCCGGACAGGCTGCGCTGGAAGGCCTTGCATCAGCTCCGATGGGAGGCGGCTTCGGCGCGGCGGAGGGTATGGCCCACAAGGGGGCGGCTCGGCGACAAGGTGAGGGCGCAGCTGCTTTTGCCTCTGGTGAGCCGCGCACGCCGCCTGATTCGATCAAGAGCGTGGCAGCCAAGGCGCAGTGGGTAAGGGGATGGGACGAGGCGGCAGCGAATGTACTGAAGACTGCAGAAGACGCAACGGGAGCTGCGGTGGCAGTCGGCGCGCAGCAGCCAGACGCCCAGGCCTGGACCACCAGTGAAGGCGCCGCACCGGTTGAGGCTGCTGAGTCAGGTACTGCAGTTGCATCCCCCGCCAATGCTCCAAATCTGGATTATGAAACCCTGCCAGGCGCGGCCCCCGAGGCTGTCGGCAAGGAAATTCCCTTTGAACGCGAGTTTGATACCGGTGGCCTGAGCCTGCAAAGCACGCAGCCAGCAGCCGTGGCCCCTGTGCTGGATTACGACGCGCTGCGCGACAAGGCCGGCGTGATGATGCCGCCCCAACTGGATTCCGGCCGCATAGAGGTGGCAACAGGCCTGCAGCCGCTGTCCAACGAGCAACCGCCGCGCCAGTGGGATACCGGAAATCTGAGCCTGGTGGACGAGGCTCAGCCGCAAGCGCCGCTAAGTCAGCGCATGGGCCTGGATCCGAACGCGGGCGCGCTGTCCAAGGCCGCCGCCATGGCGGTGGATTCAGGTGCCTCCCCTGTGGTGCAGCCCCAGGTGGCACTCATGGCAGAGCAGCAGGCCGCCCCCCAGGTGCCTGCCGGCGTGGATCCGGATACCGGCGAGGTATCGCTGCAAGCCCAGATGGACGAGCTCAAGAGCCGCATTGCCTTTATGCAGCAGCAGGGCGCGGCCCAGGGTTGGGACGGCAACAGGGCTGCCCAGCGCAATGCACTGCAGACCCAGCTCACCCGACTGGAGCTGCAGGCCGCCGGCGGTCAGGGGCGCGGCGCTTCGACCGCCGGCGCGCCTGCACCCGTGCAGCTGACCGGCATCAACCAGATCCTGGCCAAGCAGATCCCCGACATGAACGAGCAGGAGCTGCAGCAGGCCATTGCCCATTACGGGCCCACCCACAAGCGCACCAAAAAACTTGAAAAAGCACTTCAAGCGCTTGCGCAGAAACCACTGACAGCTATTGAAACAGGAGCGAATGCCAATGTCTCTGAAGCCGATCAAGCCCAGCAAGGCAGCGCGCAATCTGCGCAAACAGGAGCAGCGCAAGCTGGCCAAGATGCAGGCCAGGGGGTAAGCAATGGCGCCACCCCAGCTGCGAACCCTGGAACGCAAGAGCAGGGCGCGAGCCTTGCGAAAGCTCAAGCGCAAGTCTCGGAAGCAGCCGGCGTGGCCCAAACAGCCGTAGGCAAGGCGGCGCAGATCGCGCGCGAAGGCAATGCAGAGCGTGAAGCCCAGCGCCAGCGCCACATCGATGCCAGTGAGCGCTGGACACGCATGACCACGGTTGAGCGTCAGGCTGTGACGGCCACGGCCCCCGGCCTTACCGTCATCGCCCGTAAGAACGTACACACCCGGGCATGGCCCGATATTGGCGAGAAGATCCGCGAGAAGCTGCTGGATTCGCTGGTAGGTCCGCTGGTGGAGTTCACGAGTAAAGCGCCTTCAGCTATTGAAAATGCAGCAAATCCTGCACCCAATGCCGTCTCCGGAGACGCGCCTGCGAAGCCTGCCGCGCAGCCCGTGGGCGATGAAAAGCCGTTCGCGGCAGAGACTGGCACGCTCGGCATCCCGCGCGCCGAGATGCCCCAGGTGCCCACGGCAAACCATGGCGGCCTGGTCAAGCACTTGAAGGCCCAGGGCATTGCTCATGAAACCACGACCGTGGACGCGGCACAGCTCAAGCCTACCCAGGCCGAATATTCGCCATCCAAGGTGGAGGCGGCCAAGACTGCCACCGGCGACCGTGCGGTGATTGTCTCCAGCGATGGGCACATCATCGACGGCCACCACCAGGCAGTCGCGGCAGCCGAGGAAGGCAAGCAGGTCAAGGCGATCGTTCTGGATGCGCCGGTGGAGCAAGCTCTGGCGGCGGTGAAGGCATCGCCCAGTGCCAATGCCGCACCAACAACTGAGCCGAAGCCCGCGCCAAAGTCGGTACCGCAGCGCATGAAAGAGGCCAAGGCTGCGAAGGAAGCCAAGAGCGCGACAGCAGTCAATGCGGAGCAGCGCAGCCATGCGACTCGGCAGAGCAAGCAGGGTCTGACTCAGGCGCAGGATCTGGTCCAAGGCCAAATTGAGAATCGAGAGCGCCAGAAGAAGGAGGCTTGGGCCAAGGTCACGCAATTACGGGCCGCCGTAAAAGAGGGCACCGCCAACCGGCTGCAGTTGCTCAAGGCAGAGGCCGCCCATCGCAATTTGGTGCGCGAAGTGGATGGAATGCGTGCAACAGAGGATCCCCGCTTCCGCCGGCAGGAGTCAGAGCAGTTGGCAGGCGCGGCCTTTGATGTGGCGAGCTTTCTTCAGGGCATGGGCGAAGGGCTGCCAGCCAATGTGTCTGCAGCTTCTGTCCCGGCAGTGAATGTGCGCCCCAGCTATTCGCCAGCGGCCCGTGCCGAGGCGGTGCGCGCCGTCAAGGGCACGGCCGATGCCATCCGCCAAGCCTGGGCCAACGGTCCCGAGGTGATCGTGGCTTTCGATATGCAGGACGCGGTGGTGCCCGAGAGTGCGCGCCGTGCCGACCTGAAGCAGCGCAGCGGCGGCGCACGGGGTGCTCCGGAGGGCTTCTATTTCCAGGGCAAGGTGTATCTGATGGCGTCCAAGCTCAAGACGCCCAACGATGCCGCGCGCGTGCTGTTCCATGAGGCCTTGGGTCACCATGGGCTGCGCGGCCTATTCGGCAAGGACCTGGGGCTGATCCTGAATCAGGTGGCCACCATGCGCAAGGCCGAGGTGGACGCGAAGATTGCCGAGTACGGCCTGCGCCGCGTCAACAGGCTCGACCGCCGCACGGCCGCCGAGGAAGTGCTGGCCGAGATGGCGCAGAACACGCCGCAGATCGGGTTTGTGCGCCGCGCCGTGGCTGCAATCCGCACCTGGCTGCGCGCCAATGTGCCGGGATTCAAGTCGTTGGCGCTGACGGATGCCGAGCTGATTCGCAACTTCATCCTGCCGGCGCGGGCCTGGGTGGAGCGTGGTACCGTGGCCGGCATGTCCCAAGACGTAGCTTTCAGCCGTACAAGTGCAACAAGCATGCCGGACGCCATCATCGGCAGCACCTTGGGCACTGCCTCTTCGCACCCTGACTACGCTGCGGCCAAGGGCGGAGACATTGAGGCGGCCGTGCGCTTGGCCATGGATCTTGTGACTCCTGAGCTGGTGGCCAAGGTGAAGGCCGCAATTGGCGACACCAAGCCGCTGGTGGTACCGGTGGCTGCCGAGGAGGCGTCTGGGCGCAACAAGATTCCACGGGCTGCGGCCGAGGTGCTGGCGCATCGCCTGGGCCTCAAGGCTGCCAACGGCATTGTTCAGGCCAACCGTGCGCGCCGCACCGGGATGGATGGGCTCGATCGCATCTTTGCACCCGTGGACTTCGCCGGCGCGGTGGAAGCCAAACCCTATCTCCTGGTGGACGACACCCTGACCCAGGGCGGCACGTTCGCGGCGCTGGCCAGCCATATTCGGGAAGGCGGCGGGACCGTGGCCGGGGTCATTGCATTGACCGGCAAGCAGTACAGTGCAAAAATTCAGCCCTCTCCCGAAACCCTGGCTTCTCTCCGACAAAAACATGGTGACCTCGAAAACGAATACCGCGCCGCAACAGGCTACGGCTTCGATGCACTCACCGAGTCGGAAGCCCGCTATCTCGCACGTTACGAACCGGCTGACCGACTCCGAGATCGAATCTCTGATGAAGGACGACGCGGACGCGAGCGCGAAGATCAAAGCAATCCTGGCCAAGCAGACCCCGACGCAGACGAAGGACTGAGATTCAGTCGCTCGCGTTTCGCTGACCTCAAGGACAGCGCCCTTGACCAACTGACCAAGACTTTCACCCACGAGGGCAAGGTATCTCTCTGGGACAAGTCTGTGGGCACCATGCGCCATCTGGCCGAGCGCGCGCCCAGCTTCAAGCCTGTCTATGAGTCGGCCCAGCAGAACATTGACGATGTGAGCATGCTGGCCAATGACGCGGCCGACATGGCGCCGCGCATCCTGCCGCGCGTGGAATCGCTGGGCGACCTCAAGAAAAAGCCTGTCTCTGCCGCCGACAACAAGGCCGTGGCCCGCCCGCTGTTTGAGGGCACCTTGATCTGGGCGCGCGACGAGAACGGCAAGCCGACCCTGGTCGACGACCTGCAAAAGCGCTATGCCAATCTGTCGGCCCACAACAAGGCCGCCATGCTGCTCAAGCACGGCAAGATCAAATCTGAGGTGCTGGCGATGTGGCAAGGCCTGCCGGTGGCGCAGTTCGAGAAGAACATCAACGCGCGCTTTGAGAACAAGATGCTCAAGCCCGGCATTGTCTGGACCGATGCTGAGTTGCAGGCACAGTTCGGGACGGATGCCAACCAGATCAGCCTGTACCGCGAGGCGCGCGCGGCCATTGATCGCTCCATCGACATGACGGCGCGCACCGACATGCTGCGCGTGGTGGGTGAGAAGTACGAGCCCATGCGCGATGCCGTGCTGGCGCAGCCCTCCGCGGAAGCTGCGGCCCAGCTGCTGCTGGACACGCTGGAGCAGGATGCCAAGGCCGATCCGGACTCGCGCGAGCGCCTGGCTGGCTATATGCAGCTGATCAACCGCCGGCTGGATACGGCCGTGGACCTGCAGCAGGGCGGCTATGCCCCGCTGTCGCGCTTTGGCCGCTATACCGTGGATGTGGTGGATGCCAACGGCGAGCGCCTGTACTTCGGCATGTACGAAACCGCGCGCGACTCCAACCGGGCCAAGCTGCAGCTGGCGCAAGAGTTCCAGGGCGCAACCATCACCACCGGCACCATGAGCGCCGAGGCCTACAAGCTGTTTGCCGGCGTGACACCGGAGACGCTGGAGCAGTTCGGGGAGATGCTGGGCCTGAAGTCCGAGGGCAACGAAGCTCAGGACAAGGCTTTCCAGGAGTTCCTGAAGCTGACCAAGAACAACCACAGCGCCATGAAGCGGCTGATTCACCGCAAGGGTATCGCCGGTTTTAGCGAGGATGTGGGGCGAGTGGTGGCCAACTTTGTCTACTCCAACGCGCGCGCCGGAGCCATGGGCCTGAATGCGGGCAAGATGGAGACGGCCATCGGCAAGATCCCCAAGGAGCAGGGCGAGCTCAAGGACCTAGCGATGGGCCTGCGCGATTACATCCGCGATCCGCAGGAAGAAGGGCAGGCCGTGCGCGGCATGCTGTTTGCCCAGTACCTGGGCGGCTCGATCGCTTCGGCCTTTGTGAATACGACGCAGCCCTTCGCGGTTACGCTGCCATGGCTGAGCCAGTACGGCGGCATAAAGAAGGCCGGCGCGCAGCTGGCCCGCGCGCTCAAGGACATGGGAACCAAAGGTTTCAAGTATGAGAGCGACTTGGCCAAGGCCTTGCAGTCGGCCGAGGATGATGGCGTAGTCAGCCCCCAGGAAATCCACCAACTGATGGCCCAGGCGCGCGGCGCGGGCATGCTGCGCTCGGGCGACGGTACCAAGGCCGGCAATCTGCGCGCCGAGGTTGCCAATAAGTGGGAGCAGGGCAAGGTGCTGTGGGGCCAGCCCTTTGCCCTGGCCGAGCAGTTCAACCGCCGCAGCACCTTTATTGCGTCCTACCGCATTGCCAAGGAACACGGCATGGCGGATCCAGCGGCTTTCGCCCGTAAGGCGGTGCTTGAAACGCAGTTCGTCTATTCCAAGGCAACGAAGCCCAAGTGGGCGCGCGGTGCAGTCGGCGGCACAATTTTTACGTTTAAGACGTACAGCGTGTCCTATCTGGAGCTGATGCACCGCATGTGGAACCAGGGCGGCCCCGAGGGCAAGCGCGCGGTGGGCTGGGCCCTGGCCATGCTGCTGCTGATGAGTGGCGCCGGTGGCGTGCCCTTCATGGAGGATGCTGAGGATTTGATTGATGGTGCGGGCCAGATGATGGGCTACAACATCAGCGCCAAGCAATGGCGCAAGGAGCTGCTAGCCAATGTGGTGGGTAAGGAACTGGGCGAGTTCATGGAGCAGGGCTTGTCTGGTCTGCCGGGCGCGCCCATTGATGTGTCCGGACGCCTGGGCATGGGCAACTTGCTGCCCGGTACCGGGCTATTCCTGGACAAGCCCAATCGCGAGCGGGACATGACGGAAATCATCGGGCCTGCTGGTGACTTGGTGGCACGCGGCTTCTCTGGTGCGCGTGATGTGATCAAGGGTGTTGTGAACGGCGACTTGGCAACCGCTGGTAAGGGAGTGCTTGAATGGGCGCCTACGGCAGTGCGCAACCTTGCCAAGGGCGCCGACATGGCAGCCACCGGCATGTATCGCGACACCAAGGGCTACAAGGTGATCGATACGACTCTGGCCGAAGCCGCAGCCAAGGCCATCGGCTTCCAGCCCAAGAGCGTGGCCGAGGTGCAGGAGGCCAACAGCTTTATGCAGCGCAGCAAGTCGTTCTATACCCAGACCAGCTCTGACATCAAAGCGCAATGGGCAGACGCGCTATTCCGCAAGGACGAGGCGGCTGTGCAGCGGGTGCGCGAGCGCTTGGCGGCATGGAACCGCGACAACCCCGAGCAGCCCATCGTGGTGAAGATGCCCGATGTGTGGAAGCGCGTGCGCGAGATGGGTAAGGATCGTAGCGACCGTATTGCCGACACCGCGCCCAAGGCACTGCGCCAGCAGATGCGAGAGCAGGTGCGGTCGCTGGGGTAGCACCGCTGGGAGACGTGACTGTGGCAGTCTTCGTTGCCAGATTGCTGCGCGTGTTCGTGCCTGATAGTGGTGATCGGAAGGAGGTTAGCGTACAACGACTGACAGAGTTGTTCCTGGCGGCACCGAAACGGTCTCTGCATATGTTCCATACACTGCAGGTCGTACCATGGGGAAGCTGCCTAGCGGCACCAGTTCTTCTGGCACGGTTGGCGGCAGTGATCGAATGGATGCATACACTGGGCCGTCGATTCCATGGAGTGTGATGCCACCCTCTATCCGCTGAGGCATGCCGAACCCCGCAGGCGTGCCAATGGCGGGCAGTAACGCTACATTGAGCGCAGCGCGGCGTATTGCTTCTACTGCACCGGGGCCTCCCGCATCACGAATGGCGCGATCCAGAATCGCGAGCGCATTGGTGGAGCTGTTGTTGCGCAACAGGTTCTGAAAAAAGCCAACGCCATAGTGGCGCAACAGATATCCACCAACACTGCCTGCAATGCTGTAGCTGAAGCAATTCGACGCGTAGTCGTCATTCCAGGCAATCAAGTTGCAATTGAAGCCAGATTGGTTCAAGTAGTCAGGGAAGCGGCTATCTCGGGTGGGGCTGAAGCCTGGAGTGAGCGTGTCGGCGATAAGGTCTTCGAGCATCAGGGCCGAGGTCTCCTCAAGCCAGGTATCGAAGGTGTTATCCAGCACTACGCCGCGCTGATAGAAGTTCACCATGTGCATGAACTCATGCGCCAGCGTGTTGTATTGGATATTCAATCCAGTATCGTCTGCGGAGCGATAGATGGTTTCCGTATCCAGAAACACCGATAGCGACTCGTTGCTTTGAGGTGTGCTCGGGCTGACCTTGAAGTTGTTGTACGACCAAAAGTATCCCATCAAGCCGTATGGCAACTGATCCCGATCAAAGTTAATCAACACAATGTCCAGCGGCTGTTCTGTCTGAATCAGGTCGTTGAATGAATGGGCTCCCCAGGGCTGGCCAACCAGCTCTGTAGCGCGGTGGTACACAGCATTGGAGTCCGTGAAGAAGCGGGACATAATTCCGTCGAGTACTGCAGCAGAGATCTTGTTGTCCCCCGCTTCGCCATCCTCTAGCCAGATATTGACAGTCATGCCATCGCGTGTAGCACTGCGCACCAAAGTGGCTTGGCGAGTTTCCATGGTCTCCACATGCACGTACCACTGGCGAGAAGCGCCAATGGATGGAGGGATCGCACGTTGCAGCGCTCGGCGCGATGGCGCGAAGTTGCTTTTTCTCAGCAAGGCAGGAGCACCGACGCGGTTGAATTCGCTGATTTCCGATGGAACGGGTCTTATGCCTTGGGAAGTCCTTGGCTGCTGCATGGAGCGAAGAACTGACGATCTCGGAATACTTGGTGTCAGTGTGATTGGCGTCATGGGCTGTGATGTGAGCGTGGTATTGGTAAATACCAATGTCACGTCCTGACCGCTGAGCCTCTTGATGGATAGTGGTACGGCGACTGCCTTGTTGCTGCTGTTGGACACTTTCCAAATGCCAACTCCGCTGCCTGCGTACGTGTCATTGGTCAGCGATCCACAGTTGGGCCCCAGGCAGTCGGCCTTAAGGCCTCCCAACGGCAACGTCGGGATGGGGGGGACTTCTGGAGGAGTGGTAGGCGGCTTAACCTCTGGAGGCGTGGGCGCAACCTCAGGAGGGTTCGATGGCGATTCGGTACTCGGCTTGTCGATAGCGGCAGGTGGACTGTCGCCGCCACAAGCTACGAGCATCAAAG